ATCGAAGACCAATTTATAATTGCGAATAATAATAACGTCGGTATTAAATTCGAAAGCGCTATCCCAACAATAATCAAAGATGCCGCCGCAGCAGCAAGAAGACCGGGGTTAAGGATTTTTCCTATGAGAGCAACAAGTGCTAACGCTCCGACCAGCCCGGTTAATGCGACACCGGCTTTACCCATTTCGGTCCAGTTTATATTAGTGAACAGTTTTATTGCTAAAGCTGCAACAATAAGCGCAGACGCCATTATAACCAAACTTTTAGCAGAACTTGTTAACTCTTTGGCTGGAAGTTTCTTATTTATCAACGATATTACCGCCATCGCTCCAACCAATAACGACATCGTGGTTGTTAAGCCAGTAATACCGACTGCAAGTTCCTTCCAGTTCAGTTTTGATATGTCGATAAGCGCTGACGACATTACTTTAGTCACCACAGCGATACCTAGCATCATGGCTACGATTCTCTCAGTTGAGAAATCGGCGGCGCCTTCCTCGGTCGGGGATTTCATCCTAGAAATAAGCTCTAATAGCGCCATCATTCCAGCTAACATGATCATTAGGAATCCAATACCTAACATACCTTTGCCGAGCTCACTCATGCTAAGTTTCGATAAACTTTTAAGTATTTTCGACAGTGAATTGATAACAAGAACTATTGCGCCCATTTTACCGACCATCTTGGTAAACGATTTTTGATCATTCGGTTCTATACGTGCGATTAGTTCTAATAATGCCATTACCCCAGTGATCATGATCATCAGGAATCCAATACCTAACATACCTTTGCCGAGCTCACTCATGCTAAGTTTCGATAAACTTTTAAGTATTAACGACAGACCGGCTATAACGAGAACTATCGATCCCATTTTAGCAACGGTTTTAGAGAATGACTCAGTATCACCACTGATTTTCGAAGTTAATTTTAACAAAGCGATCATGCCAGTTAAACAACCCATAAGAACCGCCACGCCGAGTAAACCCGTCGACATTTTTTTGATACCCATCTTACCAAGCATCGAAACAGATAGACCAAGTGCAAAGACTGCCGCACTTATGAGTAGCATTTTCGATAAACCTTTTATTATAATTTTACCGTCTTCATTAACCATTTTCGACAGTACAGCCATGGCGCCGATTAACAAGACCATCGAGCCAAACACGCCTAATAAACCGGTCGTCATTTCGTCATCGCTCATTTTGCCCATTTTACTGAGCGCGAATGACAAGACAAGTATTGCAACGCTAAGACTGGTCATTACTTTACCGACACCGACAATATTTGTCACACCGGATAATTTACTTATAACTGCTATTGATGCAACTAATTCTATAATAAGGGCAGTAACGGCTCCCAAAGAATCGGCGATTTTATCTTTATCGATAAGTGAAAGTACGACTATCGAGGCTGTTAAAATCGCTATGGCTTTAGCGACGTCCATTATTGTAGTTGTTTTCGTAGGATTAATTCGTTCTTTAAGAGCGTCTAAACACTCACCCACGCTATCAATAACCCCTTTAACAGCGCCAACTATACCATTTTTAGAATCACCTACACCTTTAATAGCATTGGTTAAATTCTTAAGAAAGCTAATCAGTCCGATACCGATACCACCATGGATGATACCATTAATAATATCTAAGATACCGACGATATCGCCAGATTCTGCTTTATCGACAATGCTACCAAGGATTCCTTTGACGGAATTTATAATAGCTTTACCAACAGTTTTTATACCATTCCACAACGATTTCAACAGTTTAAATATAGCACTATTTTTAATCGCAGCGCCCATCGATTTAAAGCTATCCGCAATACCAGCTTTGGTATCAGACGCGGAATCTTTAACTTGCGAGAATTTCTCACGTATCGCTTCTAGAGCAGAAGTAACGCCAGACGAAGTACTCTTTCCAAAACTAGAAAATGCAGAAGCTACGGAAGATTTTACTTTACTAGCGACCTTGGTCAACCCCTTCATTTTCTCGCCAATAGCTGCGAAAATACCCGCTAAAGACTCTAAACCGGGGAACACTATCCTGCCGGCTAAGAAATTTAAAAAAGTCATTGCTAATTTAGCAACAGATTTTATAACGTTGGCGATGCCTTTAAAAACTTTACTGAATATATTACCTTTAGTAATCGCGTTGCTAATCCATACTAAGAAATCACCAATGCAAGCGGTTACGCCCAACAAACCGCCACCAAGATCACCGACTACACCAAATAACGAGCCGACCGCTTTAATGGCAGCACTAAATATGTTCACGACAATTTTTACAACCGCGAACACACCCTTGAAAGTGCGTTTAAGATTATCAGATGCTTTATCGCTCAGAATTAGTTTTGATGTGAATTCTTTAAAACTAGTGGTAATCTCTATCAACCGTTCAACCGTAACCGGAGGAAATATATCTCGGAATGCTTCCTTGATAGGTTTTACGATACTAATGATCGACTTGAATATGTTCGTGAACGACTCGATTAGGTCATCTCTACCGCCAAGCGATTTCCACATACCGATCATTTCGTTACGGGCATTCGCAGATTTACCAATAAAATCACCCACAACGTCACTTATTTTAGTAAGTAATTCTTTAGATTCTTCGAAGTCACCAACGAGAAGTTCCCACGTTTGAGTCCAACCCGATTGAGCAGCTTCCTTCAAAGTGTCATATAATTGGCTGAAAGTTTTGACTTTTGTTGCCGCGTCGTTAGCGGTTTGTCCCATTTTGATTATGGACTTAATCTGCTCTTCCGTGTAACCCATGGACTTAAGTTGTTCTTCATTTAAGTCGCCGGTAAACTTAGCCAAGGTTTCCGTCAAGATCTCGGAAGACAACCAACCACTACTTAACGTTTCTCGGAACGAACCTTCTTTTTCTATAAGGTCGTCGATCGCTATGCCATGAACTCTCGCTGTTTCCTTCAGTGCATCTTGGAACACCTGACCACCCATACCAGCGTTAACAACCGAGTTCCAGTCCATAAGTTTAACTGTACCCGAAGCCAATGCCTGAGAAAGTTGGTACATCGCCGTACTAGCTTGCTGACTCGTTGAGCCCGATACGGCCGCCAAGTTAGCAATACCTTTAATTGCTTGTACTGAGGTATCCAGATCGACACCTGCCGCGGTGAACGTACCTATGTTACGGGTCATTTCCGTAAAGTTATAGATAGTTTTGTCGGCGTAAGTATTCAATTCACCCAGTGCGCTATTAACATCATCGAGTGTGGTGCCCTTACTCTCGGTATTCGCCAGGATTGTTTGAATAGCATTAATCTGGGTTTCGTATTCCTGGAAACCAGTTTTAATAGGATCTATTGTTAACGAGGAAACGATTCGTTTACCAGCGTTCATCGCAGAATTGGTTATGTTTCTTAAAGCTTGGTCGGCTATCGTGTACATAGCCGAGAATTTAAGTCCTACTTTATCTACAGCACCACCAAGAGTTGACATATCTACCCGTCTAGCCGCGGTACTTATTCCTTCCAAACCTTTGGCTGAGTCTTTGAATTTGAGACCCTCTTTAAGCTTATTAATTGACGACAAAGTTGTCGAAACGCCCGATTCAAACTGTTTGTTATCGAAGCGCATCTCAACGACTCTTTGGTCAATTGTAGTGCTCATATCCTAGTCACCTCCCTCCATGCATTATTTACAATTTTATCGAAAATGGGCTGAATCGCGGGGTTGATGTAATCTCGCCCTTCGACCCAGCCGCCATTCCTAGTTCCATGCCCGTACTGCAATATAATTGCAATAGGGACTCCATTTTGAACATTCGAGTTACAAAATCTAATTGTCGACGACCCCTTCTTACATTCTATCTCGTAATACCAAGATCTAGCCGTTAAGCCCGATTCAACGGGGGTCGCAGACTCAAGCGCAGACACGCCTTCTTTACCATACTTGTCTAAGTCGCTAGCTTTCACGACTTTTTCAACTTTCGCAAGATACTTAGTGACCTTCGAGAAATCGCCTTTACTTCTAACGCTTATCATGTACGA